TGCGATATTAACTCAAGATACTACTGCAACTTCAGGTGAAAGAACCAAAGAAAAATATGATACCTTTCAAGGAGATGGTAATTTAAGTGGTAATCTTACAGCTACATCTACTGGTGCAGGTGCTGTTGTAGATTTTACTTCAGCATCTCATGGTTTAGCTGTAGGTGATAGGGTTGTAATATCTGGAACAACTTCATATGATGGAAATCATACAGTTACAGTTGTATCAGATGCTAATACATTTAGAATTGCAGCTACTAATAGTGAATCTAATGAAGGAGCTTCAAGTGGAGTAACTTTTACGTCATTATTTATAGACAATGGTTTAAGAATAACTTATCATTCTAAATATGAAACAATTGATGCTCAAACTGATGATTTAAAAACTGATGCAGGACTTGATTCTGGAATGCATGCT